TCGGAACGGCTCCGATTGTCGTTACGAACAGCGCCGGAAACATCACACTGTCGGCTCCGTCGATTGTCCCGTTCAGTTACGTCACGTTTACACGGAGGTTGACCGGAACTAACCTGATTGCGACTGGAACAACCAAAAATCCGTTTAGCCTTACAGATTTTCCTTCTGGATCTTGGGCAAACCTAGATCCGTCTTCAGGATTTGTCGCTGCGACTGGTCGATTTGTGGTTCCGTACACTGGATACTACAAAATTGAAGGTGTGTTCAATCTTCTTGGTAGTGGCGGCGTTGCTCGGGTTGTTGTTTTCTTGCGGAAAAATGGGTCAAATATCTTTCAAACGCTTAATTTCAACGCCACTAACGCATCCCCACAATCGTTGCCTGTTGTGTCGTTTTCTTACGTCGATCAGGCGTCTGTAGTTGGCGATTACTACGACATCTTGATTCAGACAACTTCACACGATTTAAGCGTCGAAACCGGCTCCTCATTCTCTGTCCAGCGTATTCAGGCTTAAACCATGAGCGAACGCGCACCACGAAGGTACACGGACGGATCTGTCACCTTTGAGGGTGGCATTGACGCTGGCGTGATGCCGTCTGAGGTGGACAAGAATCAGGTGGCGTTCGCGGTCAACGCCAACTTCCGACAGGGGTTTGTCTCATGCCGCCCCGGTTTCGTTCAAAAAGATTACGACCTGTGCGTCACCATCACGGCTGACAACGATCAGATTACCGCTGACCAGACAAACGTTACGGCGGATGGCTGGTCGGAGGACTGCTACGGACCTCAGTCGCTAACCGGCACGTTCCAATGTGCGCTGCCCTACATTGCTGACGATGGGCGCACGTTCATACTGATGCTGATCAGTGGTAAAGTGTGGCTTTACAACTGCCTTCAGAACAATGCTCAGAGCCTCACAACTTCTGCTGACCTAGAGAATCCTTCCAACCTGCTAGATGGCTGGATGGTTCAGGCTGAGAACTTCGTTGTCATTCAGGATGGATTTAGCAGGCCACTAATCTTCAACGGGACAAGTCTACGTCGAGCGAGCGACGATGAGATTAAGACCGGCAAGGTTATGGCCTACGTCAATGGCCGTATCTGGTACGCTCTTCCAGATGGGTTTTCATTCCGCGCTACCGACATTGTTTATGGGGATGGAACGCGAGCGAGTGTTCTCAAGGAAACCGAGAACACCTTCCTCAATGAAGGCGGAGACTTTGCGGTTCCGTCGGATTCAGGGGGTATCACAGCAATGGCTGTCCCAGGCGATCCAGACACCTCGCTCGGCCAAGGTCCGCTTCTAGTCTTCACGCCTCGATACGTCTTCTCGGTTCAAGCGCCTGTTGATCGTGATGTTTGGAAGAACCTGAACTATCCGATTCAAGCCATCAGCTTGCTTACGAGCGGTGCGCTTGGCTCTCGGTCGGCCATCACCATCAATGGCGATGTCTTCTACCGCGCTGTCGATGGCGTCCGCTCGTTCATCATTGCTCGACGCTCGTTCACCGACTGGGGCAACACCCCGATCAGCAGCGAGATGCTGAATGTCATTGAGAACGATCAAACGAATCTCTTGTGGGCCAGTTCTGCGGTTGTGTTCGACAATCGCCTCCTGATGACCTGCCAGCCTCGGTACAATGCCGAGGGTGTCATTCACAAGGCGTTGGCTGTCTTGGACTTCGACCTGATTACGTCGATGCGGAAAAAGTTTCCGCCTGCGTGGTCGGGAATCTGGACCGGACTTGATGTGCTTCAGATCGTCAAGACTGAGAACGCTTACGGCGATCAGTGCTTCTGCATCGCTCGCGGATCGGATGACTCGATTCAAATCTGGGAAGTCACCAAGGCGGACAAGTTCGATAACAATATCCCGGATGGTAAGAAGGAGATTGAGTGGCAGGTGCAGACTCGCGCCTACAACTTCGAAGTTCCGTTTGGATTGAAGCGACTGGATTCGGGCGACTTGTTCATCGACTCGCTTGAGGGTGATGTCTCCTTTAGCGTCACCTATCGGCCTGATCAGTATCCTGGCTGGATTGAGTGGACTGACTTTTCTGAGTGCGCGACGACGACGCAGTGTTTCGATCTTTGCCCGATTCAAAACTTCAAGCCGCAGTATCGTCCGAAGATGCGTTTTCCGACGCCTTCAGATGCTCCGTGCAACGAGACGATCAGCACTCCGGCTCGGAATCTTTACGAGGTTCAGGTTGCGATGAACATCATCGGATACTGCCGCATCAAGAGTCTTCGAGTTCACGCTTACGATATTCAGGAGCCGAGTGTTGGTGATTGCCGGACGGTGTTCCCTGCATGCACACCGATTAGTGCGTGCGACATCAACCCGCTGACTTACACGTCGGAATCTGTCAACCCATAGAAACAGAATGCCAAACCTTACGCTCATCACGCTGACGCCCCCGAGTTTGCCGGTCGGGTATTGTCCGACCAACTACCAACAGTTGGCCAACGATGTCATCAGCGGCACTCAGGCGACGTTCAATAGTTCGATTGGAAACTCGTTCTTCAACTTCGGTGCATCTGTTCCGGCGCTAAACAATCAGGTTTACCCGTGGTTGGATGAAGATGGCAATTGGTGGATTTACAAGGATGGCTATTGGTTGCGAAAAAATCCTGTCGCCATCGGATCTTCCGAGCGTCGTGTTTACGTTGGTACAACCACCGATCTTCAAACTTACGACGGCGGAAACACCAACACCCTAAGCAACTGGTCAGGGCCAATGTGGGAGGTTGACACCGAGTTTGAGGCGCGATTCCCGGTTGGCGCTGGCACGTTCGCGGCAAGCGGAGTGGTAGTTGTCCAAGGAAAAGTTACTTCGACCGCGATTGCCGGAGAAGATCAACACCTGCTGACGACGGCTGAAATGCCGACTCATACGCATCAGGTTGCCATAAAGACTTTTGGTCATGGCGGAAGTGATGGTGATAGAGTTGCGGCGGATGGCGGAACATCTTCGCCCACACTCACAAACAACGTGTCTGTTTTCCCAAGCTCTACTTTCGATCCAGATGTTGACGCTATTGCTGCCAACACGGGCGGTAATGTTGCCCACAACAATCTTCCGCCGTTCTATGGTGTTTACTTCATCAAGCGAACCAGCCGAGTCTACTACACCAAATGAAGCTGATCGTCCAAGATATCAGGTCAACGATTGCTCGGGCTATCGGCGTTTGCGTCGATGACGCTCGCGTTTACGAGTACATCAATCAGGCGTGCCGACGGCTGCTTCACAAGGGTCTGTGGGCTGGCGCGTACGGACGCTTCACGATTCACACGGTCGGAGGCTGCATCACTTGGCCGCGTCAGATCGAGACGATTGAAGCCATCGCAGATTGCTGCGGAGTTGGAACGGTTCGCAATCAATGGTTTGAGTTTCAGGAAACCGGATACGGACTTCTCAATGGAAACCAAGTGTGCGTTGGTAAGCAGCTTGTTGACCGTGGCACTGTGGTTTCTTACCGCGACATGTCTGGCGGTACTAACAGTTATCTTCGAGTCTACCCTGGCGACGCTTCGGATGTCGGCAAAACCATCACGCTGCAAGGTGTTGATCAAAACGGTCAATGGATTCGAACGCAATCCGGAGGCGTCTGGATCGACGGTGAAAAGCTAACGCTTGCTTTGCCGTACACTCAATCGACCAAGAAGTTCACCACTCTGACCGGCGTCATCCGCGAAGCCACGAACACGGCAAGCCGTTTGTACGAGTACGATGCGACGACGCTGCTAGAGTTGGATCTGGCAGTTTACGACCCTGATGAAACTCTGCCGCAGTATCGTCGCAGTTACCTCGCTGATCGTTGCAACAACGAGGAGGACAAGCCGGTAACAGTGATGGCGAAGATGCGTCATATCAACGCGACGAGCGTGAATGACTACCTCATTCCTCCGTGTCCCGACGCCATCAAGCTGATGGTCATGGCGATTCGTAAGGAGGAGAACGATTTGATTCAGGAAGCAGTGGCCTACGAAGCCAAAGCTGTTCAAGCTGTGCAGGAGCAGACGATGCAGTATCTGGGTGACGCTGTCGCGACGATACGCATGGTGGGCGTCGGATTGAATGGCGGAGGGTTTTCGCAATGGTTCTGAACCAAAAGGATAATTTATGATCGACCCGGGAACGGCAATTTTGGGCGGAGCGGCAATCTCCGGCGTTGGGAGCTTGCTCGGTGGGCTTTTCGGCGGACGCAAGCCGAAGGTGCCTGAGCTGAAGCCGATCAACTTCGAGCAGGAACAGACCAACGCTATCCGGCAAAACATTGCCGCGCTTGAGCCTGCCACCAAACTGGCCGAGAAGACGACATCCGCCGAACAGTCATTGCTTGAAACTCAGCTTCGCCGTGCGATTCCTGGCTATGACCAGTTGATTCAACAGGCTGGAAAGACTATTGGCTCAAGATTGCGTGGCGAGGTTGATCAAGATGTTCAATCGCAGCTTCAACGAGCTGTCGCTGGTCGGGCGGTTGGTGGAGGGTTTAAAGATGCGTCAGGCATTCGAACAAATTTGCTCGCTCGCGACTTTGGTCTGACAGCGATGCAGATTCAGAATCAGGGTCTTGCTCAGGCTCAGAACTTTATCCAGCAGCAGCGCACGTTTGGCATGGCTCAACCGTTCTCAGTGAGCAGCATGTTCATCACACCCGCTCAACGGATCGGCGCGATTCAAGAACAGCAGGCCAGAATGTACGGGCGTGATTTGACTGCCGCTCAGGTGGCTGCTGCTCCGTCGCCGATGCAGCAGGCGGCGCAGACTGCGCTTACCAACTTTGGCGGTGTTGCCGGTGGCGCGCTGTCGCAGTACGGAATGTATCAGGGGTTGATGGCTGGCCAACGTGGGCTGTCACCATCGTACAATCCTCAGAACGATCCTGAGATTTATCCGAATCTTTATGCGCCGACTCCAACGAGGTCGGATATCACACCGCTTTCTACGAGTCTATTCCCGGAGTACGGCTCTTCAAACTACGGACGCTAATCTTATGGCCGACCAATCTCTTCAAGCATTTCAGCTAGGTGCAAATCTGTTCGACCGCGCGCAGACGCAGGCGCGGATGATGGAGCAGTTTCAGCAGCAGACTGCTGAGTCTGTGCTGCAACGTCAGGGCATGGAGCTTCAGAACAAGATTCGGGAAAGCGAACTTGCCAGTGCCATTGGTGAGCGTCAGGCGCAGGTTGAGGAGTACAAAACGTTTTCTGACTTGAGCAAGCAGGTAGGCGACTTTCTCGACAACCCTGCATCAGATGCGAAGTTCCCGGTCATTCCAGCGTTCAAGTCTAAAACGTACCGGATTGAGGCAGACAAGATGCTCAACAATCTTGAGAAGTATTCTGCTCGGGCAAAGCTGCTAAAGGCAACCAGTCGCGCCGAAGCGCAAGCTGACGCAATAGCTGCATCGACACTCAACGAAGCAATTAAGTTGGGAGCAATCAAAAGAGACGCCAACGGAAAGCTTGATGTTGACGTTCCGCTCTTAAATCAACGCGCTGAAGAGCAGAGGAAGGCTAACATTGCGAAAACAACGGCCCAGACAACTTCCATTCTCACAAATCTTGATCTTTCTAGGGACAAGTTGAAGGCGTTGATCGCCAACAATGCAAGTGACGCTGAAATTGCAAAAGCAAGGCTAGAGGTCCAAAAATCTTTTAACGAAGCAAGGATTCAGCTTGACCGTGAAGAGCTTGATGTAAAGAAGCTGTCTGGAGAAGAGCAGAGAAAGCTTAACCGAGAAAAATTTGATTTCACTAAAGGAGTTCAACTTAAAAAGCTTGAACTTCAAGAGTTGGATTTAGGCCAGCGTGTAAAAAGAACTGACGCTTACGTTCAAAACCTTCTCAAGCCTGTTGCTGAGAAAGATATTAAACTGAACGTTTTTGACGATTCTCTTGTAAGAAAAACCGCTTCATTTGTTGCAAATCAACAGTCAGCGGCAGATGCGATTGAAAAAACAATGGAGATTCTTGATGATCCTACCGTTGATGAATCCGTAAAAATTAGGACAGCGCAACTCTTGGCAAAAGACCTAAACGATCCTAAAGGTAGAGATGCGGTTGGAAACCAAGAGGCTGACCGAATTTTGGGCGAGCTTGATATTATCAGTTTTTCTCGAGCTTGGGATAAAGGTAATATTGCTGATTTTCTCGGAAGAGACTTGAGTGGATTTCGAGAAAAGCTCGGAATTACCAAGAGTGGACTAGATTCAAAAATTTCTAAATCTATTGATCGGGTTAATTCTATTTACAAAAAATATGAAGGTGGTGCCACCGGAACATCTCAAGCACCTTCGAGGGGCGTGACGGTTACTGGAGGAAAACCTCAGCCATCGCCTTCAACAAACGCTCCTGTAATTAACCAAACAACAAACTCTCCAGCAATGTCTGGAACGAATTCGATGTCAGAAATATCATTTGAATCAACGGCTGAAGCTAGGGCAAAAGGAAAGAAAACTGGTGACTTTGTAATCATTAAGGGAGTTAAGGGTAATCTAAAATAATTTTATGGACGAATACGTTTTGCAGGGCGGCGGCCAACAAGGTCAGATGGATGCCGGTCAACCGCTGACCGCTGCTGATGTTACTTTTAGTGAACCCGCTCAAAATCAGCAACAGCCGCAACCAGTCGCACAAGAGGATGCTTTTGCTGGGTTTACTCCGAGCGAACCCATAACTAATGAATCAGACCCATTTGCTGGGTTTACTCCGAGCGAACCTGAAATTGGTTCTATGGAAGCGGTTCAGCAAACTGCTTCTGATGCCTCTCTTGTTGGTCGTGATACCTTCAAGCCAAAGAGCCTTTTAGTTCAGCAAGCTGACCTTTACCTTGGTCGCCCTAGCGCGGAAAAATTTCAGAAACTTGAGGCCACTGGATTCAATCCAGAGCCAGCAATCGAACTTTCCGATGCAGAGCAGAAGCTTTTTAGAGACTATAGGATTCGACAGGGTAGAAGGACTGCCGGAAATATTGCCGGTTTTGCTGCTGGAATTGGTTCGGCGTATTTACCGGGAGGACAGTCCGTTGCTGGTGAAATGATTGGTGGTTTTGGTGCCGCATTGCTACAGCAAGCAATTT